GGTTGTACTGGAGTTGATCGGCTGGGCCGACTTCCCCTGTGTGTCTATTCTTGAGGACCACCAGATTACGCCGGCCACTTGTAGGCTCATCGGCATCTACTTCCATGGCAACACAGGCATCAGCCAGCTGTGCTAAGGCATGTGAGCCACGCAGTTGCGACAGTGAGACCTTGGCGCCACCTTCGTGACCTAAGTCGCCGCCGGGGCGCCGTAGGTGCGACACCAGCACTAGAGCCAAGTCTAGCTCTGAGCACAGGACGCGGAGGGTGTGCATGATGTGGTCCACCATGACACGCTCGTTAGAGCCTACGTCACCCGCACCTCCACTTATGAGGATCGATATGTGATCTAGGAACACAACATCACACTTGAGGCCGTGCTTCATGTATCGAATGCGATTGCAGATGACATCCAGCTCTGTGCTTCCGAAGTGATCGAACAGATAGATTGGACCTTTAGCCATAAGGCTGTCGAAGCCAGCTTTTATCTCATCGGCTGTGGCTGCATCAGCATCAACAGTAATGTTCTTTTCGATGTGGATGCCAGCTAGTCCCTGAGCGCTACGCTTGACGCTCTCTTCGAGCATAAGCATACCCACGGTAAAGCCACTCATGTGGATGTGGTAGGCCATCTCTCTGATCAATGTGCTCTTGCCCACTCCAGAGCCAGCACAGAGCGTCACAACGCCTGTACGGATGCCCTTGAGCATCTCATTGAGCCGTGGGTACGGGTACTGTACGGGGCTCTCTGCGTCTGCCACAGCTACCACCTCACGGAGGTCTGCCATGCTGACGATGCCATCAGGTCTGAAGTCTGCTGCTTGGTGTATTGCACTAATGATTGCTGCGGGATTGCCAGCCACAAGACACTCGTTTGCGTCCTTCATTGGCAACACAGCAATCTTGGTCTTACCAATAGGCAAAACTTCAGCACACGCCTGTGCAGATGCTTGGCCAGCCTCGTCTTGATCGAACATCAGAACGATCTCAGCAAAGTGGTTGAGGTAGTCTATGTGCTGCAACAGGTGCTTCTTGGCGCTCTGGGCACCATGGGGCACGGAGACTGTTGCATACTTGTGGTTCTGCACCTGACTGACGCTCATTGCGTCCAGTTCGCCCTCACAGATGACGATCTTCTTACCAGCTGACCACAGGTGCATTCCGAAGAGGCCCATGCGGTCGCTGTCGCCCACCACAGAGAACTGTTTGTCTCTAGTACGGACCTTCTGTGCTACAGCTCTACCTTGCAGGTCTCTGTAGGTTGCAAGTTGCACCAGTTTGCCCCGGTGCTCTCCGATCATGTAGCCAAACTTTCGGCACGTTTGTTCTGTGAGCTTACGGCTGCGCAGCTCTTGGTATTCACCTTGTAGCAAGTGTGCTGAAGCGCTGGGCTTGGCTGGTGCATCCACTACCTCGCCATCACCCGCTGTATAGGTAGAGCAAGAGAAACACCAAGTGCTGTTGTCACTGTAGAGCGCTGACGCATCGCTACTTCCACAGGCATCACATGGTTGGTGCTGAATGAACTTGTTGTCACCCCGGTCATCGGTGTTCATTGGTCGTTCCTTTGTGTCTAAAGAAAAAGGGCCATCCGAAGACAGCCCTTTGCTCTCGCTTATTGGCGACACTCATCTAGCCAGTCTTGAGGCATAGTCTTGTGCGCCCATCGAAACCCATGCTTGTTGCAATAGTCGCTGTAGCGAGTGGGACTGCCCTTGTAGAGCCTCGCTTGAGCGTTACTGAAGAGGAAGCGGATGTCGATTTCCGGGGACTGCTTCTTAATTAACACATGCTTTGCACGGTCAGCAGTTGCCCATATTCCTTTGGTCTCTAAGTACCAGAAGCCTCCCGGCTTAGAGAGCTTAAAGTCTGGTGTGTACTTGGCGACACGCGCAGGAATTTCGTAGGTGATCTTGTCAACTTCATACTCAAACTCAATGCCCTCGTCAGTCAGAAGCTGAGAGATAGTTTCTTCGAGCCCTGAGCGGTAGCCAGCTTTGATGCCTCGGAACCTTGCCCGGTTAAAAGTCACCATTGACTACAGCGCCAGTGGTTGGTGTGGGCTCATCAAAGTGCTCCACAGTAAAGCTGCCGCCATCTACTGCCTCGAAGCCACCATCGTCACCACCGAAGCCGTTGACCACATCGATCACTTGCACCTTGTCCAACATCAGGCTCACGCCCTTTGAGCCACTGACGGTGTAGAGGTTTAACACACCACCCATCTTCACTGTTGAGCCCCCACCGATCTTAGGTAGAGCGCTGGGCACAATGACCTGACCTTGGGCATCATAGAACTTGGGTTGGTACTTGGATTGCGCTTTGATTGACACTTGACCAGTCTCTTCGTCTTTAGTGACTGGCATCCGGTAATTTGCGTTTGCACCAAAAGCCTCAGCTGCCGCCGCTTTGATCTGTGCGATCAGTGGTGCTGCCTCATCTTCCGACATTAGCACCTCAGTCTTATACTTCGGGTTGTCCGTGTCGAAGGCTGTGTCTGGGCTATTGAGGTGGGGGTATTTTGCATTGCCTGCGGGTGTCGTGAACTTGTGTACTTTTGCCATTTTGTTATTCCTTTGAACGTATAGAAAAAGGGGCCATCCGAAGACAGCCCCAGTTGTTGAGGTAGAGGAGAAACCACAGCTGGGAGGCCGCTAGGTTCCTCTGGTAGGGTGACAGAAGGTCAGCTGAAACAGAACTCGTTGTTTCTTACTGCATCCAGATCGAGACATCCTTTGGTGGGTATGGTGACAGGACTGTCTTCTGATCCAAAGGCCATGCTTGGGTCATTGAGTTGCTGCCTGACTTCTTCCTCGAACTTACTGAAGAGGCAATAGCCTGAGAACATATTTACAAAGGCACTTCTAACACCATCAGACAAGTCCCACACATCGCCAGAGATACTAAAGCTGTCATGGATCATAAAGAAGTCTTCGGCTGTTCCGGCATCAAGTTGGTTGCAGATGAAGTTCTGCATCAACGCCGCATCCTGAGAGTGCACAAAGTTGGGGGCAACAGCATTGCAGCTCTTAGCTACATCGATGCGGTCTGTGTCCTCTCGAAGTGTGACCTTAGTCCTCTTGCGTTCCTGTGCTGCCCTATCAAACAAAAAGATTTTGATCTCCTTTTGCTTTGTTTTGCGATAGTCCATGTGCACAGGAAAGCCGCTGTCTGTGGTCCACTTCATGGTCTTGTTCTCTTCGGCCACAGCTCTTGCTGCCGCTTGTAGATACACCATGCTTTCACCAGTCTTCAGTAGAACCTTGCTAATCGTTTTGTATACTAGGTCGCCCATAAACCATGCGCACTCAAACTGACCTTGCTCTGTGTCATGTAGCGGATGCCTGTCGATCTCACCATAAGTCACTTTAAGTTGCTCAGGCTTCATCAAGTCTTCCATGAACTGACCACGCATACCCACATTGTTGCTTGAGTATCCATAGCACATGGTAGCCCTTTTCATGTGGCTGCGGCCTATCTTAAAGTTGATCCATCGGTCTGCCAGCTCACCGATAGTTGTGCCTGTGCGCTTACTGAATACTGTGGCTCTTACAGCATCATCCAGAGCATTCAGTTCCTCGACTACTTTGTCTGCTACTGTCTGGTAGATGTCTGCCATTTTGTGGGAGGGTGTGAGGTTCACTAGCGCCCCCTCAGTCTCACTCAAGTTTAAGCCTGAGTATATCTGGACGCCTGAGTTGGTGGCATCGTGTGACAAGGGAATGTAGCTGACGAAAGCATTACCTTCCTCCACCCAACGTGCATACTCAAACACAGCCGCCAGATACTCAAAGGGCTTGTCTGCGGCTGACCACAGATCGAAGGTGCCTTGGTAGTCCTCAGCAATAGCCAGAAGCTCATCGTGCTTGCTGGTGGTCCACTGTGCTCGTGCATCAAGAGATTGCTTACTGATTTTACTGAAGTCACCGCAGTTGGCCAGATGTACCTTGAGCCAATAGGCGTTGTTGCCTTCTACCAGATAGCCACGCTTGTAGCAGAAGAGAGCCTTCAAGTGACTATCGCGGTGATAACTGAAGTTACTGACCGGGTACATGCGACCACGGAAGTCAACCTGCCACGGTATGTAAAATCCCTCGGTCTCGTAGGCTATTAGTTCACGGGCAGTCTGTAAGTCTTGCTCCATGACCACAGCAGAGCCCTTCACACGCATAGATAGCTTGATGTGCTTTCGGACTTCTGCCTTCATGGCAGCTACTTTCTCCTTTGGCATGTCTTGCCAATCTGCTGGCAACCGGGGCCGCTCTGGTAGACTATGGCGGGGGAACTTGTTGAGCCCTTGTTGCTTGCTGTCCCAACACCACTGCACAGCTTCCAGCACTTGCTCATTGATAGCCAAAGGAGTG